AGGCAAGCGGTGGTGGCTTTAGAGGCGCGGGTGGCCTTAGTGGTCTAGGTAATATAGCGAATATGCTTGCTGGCAATGAAAGCGAGCGCGTTGGTTATTATGATGAGGGTGGCCGGTTTTATGAGCCGCCAGCCCCAGCGCCTACAGCGCAAGCTTCAACAAGCTCGCAACCGTCAATGGTAGATCCAATGGGCGCAGATTATCATGGTGCATCTAAGCAAGCGGGTTCTACTTATGACATGGAAATGCCTCAAAACAAAACAATGCCTTCTTTGCCAAATTATTTGATGCATTCTTCAATGCAAATGCCGGTGGAGAATGCGCCGTCAGCTTATAATACTGCTCAAACTACTTATGGGCAGGATATGATGTTGCAAATGGCGCGTGACGCGGTGGCTCAGTCAATGGGTGTTGAGGCATATGCAATGCTGCCGCGAGAAGAAAAACAATTTAGAGAACAGCAAGCACTCAATCAAATTATGAGTTCAATGCAGTAATGGCTAAAGCAAAACCTAAAAGCCGAAAGTCTGGCCCAAGTTTATCAGTAGGGCGCGGAGAAAAGCTGTCTGTGAAGCGTGGCGGTGGTTTAACGGCTAAGGGTAGGGCAAAATATAACAAGGCCACAGGGAGCAATTTAAAGGCTCCTGCGCCTAGCCCAAAGACGAAGAAAGAGAAAGCCCGTAAAAAGTCATTCTGCGCCAGATCACAAGGTTGGACGGGTGAACGGGGCAAGGCTGCGCGTAAAAGGTGGAAGTGTTAGATGCCAACATTAATGGAAATCATGCAGGATGAAGAGCTTGGTGCAGCAGCAAGGGCTGAAGCTGATGCAATCTTTGGCGATGTCGTAAATGTATATCAAACTCAGCAAGCGCCTATCGTCACAGATTTTGTGCAAGATGATCTAGGTAATTATCAGCGCCGCGATGTTCATGGTGAAGGTGAATATAGATTTAGCCCAGTACAGTTGGAACGGGCTATGCGGGCCAAAACGGGCCAATCATCTATCAGAGAAAACATCTTTGATTATTTGCTAAAAACAACTGGCAATCCTTCATACGCAACTACTGGCGCTGTAGGCGCAGATTTCGCGCCCGTACTTGGTACGGCGATAGGGTTAGAAGATGCTTATTATAGTGGCTCAGACATCCCAGAAGATTTGCGTGAGGGTAATTACATAGGTGCAGCTAACAAGGGCGGTCAGGTTGCGCTTGAGCTTGGAACAGCGTTGCTTGGCGCTATTCCTGCTGGGAGAGCTTTAAGTGGTTTGGTTGATGCCGTAGCGCCTACTGCTAGAGCGGATATTGCCGGTTTGGGTCGTGGTATTATGCAAGCAGATCCATCTATGGTTGGTGAGGTATTTCAGAGGGGTGGAACTCCACAATCTCTTAGCTCTGCAAATGTAGAAATAATCCCAAGTGTTTTAGGTCGGCAAGATGTTAAAATGTATAGCCCATCATTGCGGGCTGCTGAAGGATTAAAGCAAGAAAAAGGCACTTACGAACAATTGCGTAAGATGATGCTAAACGAAGGCGCAAAGGCTGATGAGCTTAATTGGTCTGGAGCAGACGCAGAGTTTGGCGGCAAGAAGGTTACTAAGCAAGCGCTGGTTAATTATTTATCTGAAAACACTGACATGATTGAAGAAGGCTTGTTGGAAAGCTTTGGCAAGCTTGGCGGTGAGGCAAAATCAGCAGATGAAATGGTTAATGAATATGTAGAAAACGCATTAGATAACGAAATTGAATTCTACCGCACTGACTACGCGCCAGACTTGGCTAGAGATAGTGGGTATTATTCTACAATAGATGATCTTGATGCAGAGGAAATTGAAGAAGCTGCTGCCGCTTTGGGTTATGAAAGTTCAGATGAGTTTATAGAAAAATCTTATCGTGATTGGACATATGTAAGAAATGAAAACGGACAGTGGAAACAATTTGCAGATGATGAAGAAATTGGTTTAGATTATTTGGGTGAAGATGGGCTACGCGATATGGCTGAAGAAAGCCTTAGAGATAACGCCCAATATGAGGCTGACAGAGATCCAGCGGGTTTCTTTGAGCAATATTTAGGCGGCGATGCAGACGATTATTATAATCAGCAATTTAGTGAGGGCGATACAGAATATTCTAATTACTTCACTGAAGGCGCAGAGGATTATAACGAAAAGCTATATCAATTTGTAGATCCGACAGGAAAAATAGACCAAAGCGCGTTGGCAAGGGGTAGCCATTTTGATGATTATTCGCAGGGGTTAATAGCCCACGCAAGAACAGGACGTTTTCGCTCAACAACTGGTGACGATGTGCGGTTGGTTGGTGAAATCCAGTCTGATGTTGCTCAAGAGGCAAGAAAAGCTGGTTCTAACTTTCAGACTAGAGAAGAAATGATCGCTGGCAGTGAATTAGAAAGAGAAGTCGCTAAAATAAATGATGAATATAATAGAAAGGGTATGGGAGCCTTGCAACAATTGCAGGAGCTTCCCCCAGCAGACATTGATGCAATAAATCAAAATATTGCAATGAAGGGATACACAACGCTTCGTGAAGAAGGTCTTATTGATTTAGCGGGTCAAAGTTCTGCTCAATCTAAAAATGGTATTATTAGTTTACCAGATAATTTTAATGAATGGCCTGAAGTTGAGCAAGACGAATATTTTAAATATGTGCAAGGTGATTTGCCGTTTGCCCAGCCATTTACTTTAAGTCAAATTGGTTTAGGAAACGGAAATAATTTAAATCGTCTTTTAAGGTTAAGAAAGGCTGGAAATTTAGATTTAAACCTTCCAAGTTTGAATAAAATACTATCAGAATATGATGGCCTAGAAGAAGTTAGGGCAGCAGCAATAAAAAAGCTTGAGCCATTATCTTATTTGTCTCGCCGCGAGCCAGATGGTGTTGAAACTGTAGAAAGCGCAAATCTTACTGAGGGCGCACCCTTTGTAGATAGCACAAACAAATGGGTAGACATGGCGCTGCGCCGTAATCTATTTGATGCTATCAGAGAAGGGTCTGATGTTATGGCCGTTCCTAATTCAGATATGGTCAGGGCTATGACATATGGAACAGAAAAAGGGCAGGGCGAGTTTTATGACCGGATTGTTCCTAAGAGGTTTCAAGACGTTGTTCGCAGAATAGATAAAAATGCAAAGCTTGAGCCTATGAAGATAGATGCTAATGGTTTTCTACAGCCCGTTGCTGGTTTGCGATTAAGTGATGAGTTTATAGCAAATGTTGCTAAGAAGGGCATACCAACATTTCTTGCGGCTGGGGCTGTTCCAATGACGGGTTTTATGGAATATCTGCAAGATCAAAACAAAAACGAAAGAAGGCAAATGAGCAGCTTGTTAGGGTATTAACCCTTTAACCTTGGGTTATCAGCTAAAGTATGATAAAAGTAAGCCAATCTTAGGAGATTTACATGGCGATCACAACTTACGCAGAGTTACAAACTGCAATTGGCGATTGGTTGAACCGCGCCGATCTTGACCAAAAGATACCTGATTTTATTCGGTTAGCTGAAAGCACGTTAAATGATGTTCTGCGTTCTGCTGATATGGTTACGCAATCAACATCTATAGCAATTACAAGTGGCCGTGCGACACTTCCATCGGATGCTTTAGAAATTGTTTATGCGCAAGTTGCTTCAACTGAGGACGAGCCGTTAGAGCAAATCACACCGCAACAGCTTACAATGCTGCGCAGAACAAGAACAAGAAATGCTGCAAATCCTAGATTTTATGCAATTGTTGGTCGTGATATTGTGGTAACCCCAACGCCTTCATCTGGGTCTTTAGATTTAGATTATTATCAAAGATTGCCAGTTTTGACTGATAGCAACACAACAAACTGGCTGCTGACAGATAGCCCGCATATTTACCTTTACACCAGCTTGCTTCACGCAACGCCATTTTTGATGGATGATGCTCGCTACGCAGTATTCAACAATACAGTGAGCCAGCAAGTGATGTCAGCGGTACGTTCTCAGCAAACTCTTGCTTTAGATGATATGAAGATGGCAGGATTTTCTTTGTCAGCGCCTACTGATGTTGCGGCTGCGCAGCAATCGGCTCTGGCATCTGTTGCGGGGTAAGGCTTTTAAATGGCAATTACATCTTATGCCACGTTGCAAGATGCAATCTTAGCTTACGCAAATAAGCAAGATATAGCGCAGTCATTAGATACGTTCATTGCCTTGGCAGAAGCAGATATGCAGCGCAAAGTGCGGCACTGGCGTATGGAGCGCCGCAGCACGGCATTATTAGATACGCAATACACAGCCTTACCTACTGACTTTTTAGAACCAATCAGAACCATGTTGACGGGCGCAGATCCGCTTCATTTAGAGGTGATTGGAATTGGTGAGTTGGCAGAGCGGCGTGAGGCTGCAAAAGATGCAAGCGCAAAGCCAAAGTATTATGCTATCGTAGACGGTACGATAGAAGTTTTCCCGAAACCCGATGCAGATTACACTTTTGAGATGGTTTATTATTCAGATATTCCTGCTCTAAGTGACAGCAACACATCAAATTGGGTTCTGGAAAAGCATCAAGACGCATACCTGTTCGGAGCATTGATGCAGACAGCGCCATTTTTGGGTGATGATGGAAGGTTGTCCGTTTGGACTTCATTGTATCAAAGCGCAATAGATGGTATAAATGCTGAGAGCGAAAAGGCAAAGACTGCTGGCGCGGGTCGGCGTATTCAAATTAGGAGTTACTAAACATGGCAAGCTTTACAAAGGTCAATGACTTTGTTGTAAATTTGGCAAACGCTATGGATCTGGACAGCGACACTTTAAAGGTAGCTTTGTCAAATACTGATCCAACATCAGGCACAAATGTTGCTGCTGATGGCAATGGCGTTTTGGCAAACATTACCGAAATTTCATATACAAATCTTTCATCTCGCACATTGGCAAATGTCACCAGTACACAAGCATCTGGAACATATAAGTTAAGCGCAGATGATTTAACTCTAACTGCCAGCGGCGGCACTGTGGCGGCATTCCGATACATCGTTGTGTATAATGACACGCCAACATCACCGGCAGATCCAGTTATCGGTTATTATGATTATGGAGCAAGTTTGGTGCTTAACGATGGTGACACATTCACTGTTGATATCGGCACAAACGGCATTCTGACACTTACATAAAAGGTAAATCATCATGGCTAAATTGTTTAACAGAGCCAAGATGACAACCGCCACTACTGGAAGCGGAACTGTCACTTTAGGTTCCGCGTCCAATGGTTTTCAGACATTCGCAGCGGCGGGTGTTTCAAACGGTGATGTTGTCCAGTACGTTATTGAAGAAGGTGCAAATTTTGAAATTGGCACAGGCACATACAGTAGCAGCGGAACATCACTAACCAGATCCCCGACAGAAAGCAGCAACAGCAATAATGCGATCACACTGGCCGGTCAGGCAACCGTTTCTATTACGGCTGTTGCTGCTGATTTAAACAGGCTTCAGCACGGTGGATCTGACAAGGTTACGGTTTCGTCTACGGGCGCAAGTATTACCGGCAATCTGGCTGTTTCTGGAACGGTAGACGGGCGCAATGTTGCCAGCGATGGCAGCAAGCTGGACGGTATAGAAGCTAACGCCAAGAACGATCAGACGATCACGGCGGGCGGCGGGCTGGCTGGCGGCGGCACTGGTGACGTAACCCTAAGTCATTCTGATACGTCCTCACAGGCGTCAGTAAACAACAGCGGCGGCACAGTCATCCAAGACGTTACGGTAGACACATATGGGCATGTGACTGGTCTAACATCTTACAACCTAGATGGTCGCTATTACACAGAGACAGAAGCAGACAGCCGCTTTGTGAATGTCGCTGGCGATACTATGACGGGTCATTTAGGTATTGGCGGCACAGCAACAGATGCAAACTGGAGTGATGCAACGTATGGCAATACAGAAGTTTCTATAGATGGTGGTGGTGGCTATGGTGTTTTACACTTTAGAGGTGATGGCGCTGGAAGCTCAGAAACTCGCTATTCTGTAGGTGTAGGCGATGGCATTTTCTACATGGCATATGATGATAATGATGGCGTCCATAGAGTAAAGGTAAATACATCTCACCAACTTATAGTTAATGAAACTAGCGGTGGCAGTGGGGAGAAAAGAGTATTCCACGATGGCTACCATCCCAATGCAGATGCATGGACTACATCCCGCACCCTTTCACTCTCTGGTGACGCATCAGGAAGTGTAAGCTGGTCTGGTTCAGCCAATGCTACGTTAAGTGTCGCTGTATCAAACGACAGCCATACGCATGATGGGCGCTATTACACTGAGAGCGAAAGTGATACGCGCTTTTTGCGTGGTAATGCTTCTGACACCATGAC